TGATGACAGCGAACTTAGAGATCTTATAGGTAAAAACAGGGAAGGTATAGGTAATATCCCAGGTTTTGATGACAGCGAACTTAGAGATCTTATAGGTAACATCCCAGGTTATGATGACTCAGAGATTAGAGATCTTATAGGTAAAAACAGGGAAGGTATAGGTAACATCCCAGGTTATGATGACTCAGAGATTAGAGACCTTATAGGTAATATCCCAGGTTATGATGACTCAGAGATTAGAGATATGATTGGTAAAATTCCACCATCATACGAATACGATGACAGCGAACTTAGAAACCTTATAGGTAAAAACAAAGAAGGTATAGGCAGTATCCCAGGCTATGATGATAGTGAAATTAGGGATATGATTGGTAATATCCCAGGCTATGATGATAGTGAAATTAGAGATATGATTGGTAAAATTCCATCTTTTGATCCTAATCAATTCGCTACCAAAGGTGATTTAGAAAATAGACCTATCTATGATGATACGGCACTAAGAGATCAAATAACTTCTATAGGTCAACGTCCAGGATATGATGACACAGCTTTAAGAAATATGATAGAACAAAACGCTAATAGACCTGGCTTTGATCCATCAGCTTTAAACTTACCAGACTTCGGTGATTTCGCTACCAAAGGTGATTTAGAAAATAGACCTATCTATGATGATACAGCTTTAAGAGATATGATAACTTCTATAGAGCAAAAACAAAATCAACGAGAACCTTCTCCTAGTTATGATGATGCAGGATTACGAGAAATGATAGCTAAACTTCAAGAACAAATATCTGGTATCAGTAGTGTTGCACCACCCCCAGCAACTAAAGCACCGAGACAAATTAGCGGTATAGAAGCTATGGTTTCTCCTGACGTTTTAAGAGGTGGTGGCAGAAGGGTGGGAAGAGGTTAAGTTAACCAATCTTTTAAGTTATCTTCACCAAGGATTGTACTAGCTATAGATTGTTTTTTACGTAATGCTTTCACTATTTTTTCATCTACTGTTTTTTCACAAACGATATCAATGTAAGTTACTTTATTAGTCTGACCTATACGATGAGCACGGTCTTCAGATTGTAAACGTTTTTCAAGATCGTAGTTATTACTGTAATATATTACTGTGCTTGCTGCTGTTAACGTAATACCATAACCACCAGTCTGAGTGTTCCCTACAAAAAATCTCATAGGACTATCAGGGTTTTGAAACTCATTAATAACAAACTCTCTACGTTCTTGAGGTACGTCACCGTAGTAAGTACCCACTGATTCTGGACCATAGGCATCACTTAGTAGTTTTTCTATTTTTACTATGTCGTGTCGATAATTAGCCCAAATGATTGCTTTACCGTCTGTTTCCTCTAAAATAGAGGACAATTCTGACTCTCTTTGGTTAGATAACTCGGTAATACTACCGTCATCAGTCCCTATGAATCCACATGAAATTTGATGTAGACGTATTATCTGAGTCATAATATGATTTATAGTAACAAGCTTATTATTTTTCAATTGTGTAGCTGCAAAGTTCTGTAACTCTTTGTATGCTTTAGTTTGTTCAGGTGTCATTTGTATTTCACGACGTATATATATTTTTTCTGGTAGATCTAAACAATCTTTTTTCAAAACTCTGTGGCTAAACTTACCTAAAGTTTCATTCAACTCTTCTAAATTTTTATAACCTGTCACCATTTTAAAAGTTCTACCGTTACCAGTCATTTCTTTTAAGTCTGCGTACCTTGCTCTAAATGAAAAGTAACTACTGAACCCTAATAATGCTGGATCTAAAAACATACACTGACTATATAAATCTAATGGACTCTTAGTAATAGGTGAGCCTGTTAGTATCCTTCTGTAGTGTGCGTACTTACCTAACCTTACACAACTGATAGTGCGTTTAGCGGAAGGGTTTTTTATAGTTGTGCTTTCATCTATAATAAACATGGTTTTGTTAGCTTGTATGAATTTATTAGCATACTGACAACCTTTCTTAGTACTAAAAGCTTCTATATTCATAACCAATATTTTTAAGTTATCATCATATTCAAATAACTTTTCTAAATCTTTAAGAAATTTCTGTGTATGTCCTGCAGTCCACTTAACCATATCGTATGCTACATGGTCAGGTAAGTGTGTTTGTATTTCTTTATTGACCCAAGTACTATACACACCTTTAGGAGCAACGATTAATATATTATTGACTTTACCTTGACCATACAAATGAACAAAGTTATCAATAATTACTTTTGATTTACCACAGCCCATCTCCATAAATAGAGCATACTCTTTCTTATCGCATGATTCTACTAAAGCTTCTATTTGATGGTCATAGGGCTTAGTCTTGTAAATAAAATTGTTCATGTATCTTGTCTCTTATATAGGTAATAATAAACTAGGTCAGTTAAAATAAAAAGGTTATTGCACGTTTTAGCTTAATAGCCCCTTAATAGCTTCAGCCAATAGCCTTGTAGCATTCTCCACTACAGTATTTTTTCCCTACCCTATTAGCGATATTACCCTTAACGTAAATATTTAAAGATTAAACTTTATTATTTTTTAGTTACCCTATATAGTAATAGGTAAGTTAAATAATTTTTCATTTATTACTTAACTGTCACCTAGTCATATGGGTGATCCTTAAAAGGTAGAGTGAGAGCTCTGGAACTACGCGTATCCTCTCACTCGTTTTAATAAAGATAAAAGAGACAAGATGAGTGTATATATAGTAGAGAAGCCAAGTGATAATAAAAATATCTCTTCCGCTTTAGAGTATGGTGACTTTGAATTTATATTGGACAGCCGTTCTAATATGATGTATAGTCCTGTACCCACCGTAAATAGAATACGAAAAAAACTTCAAGATTTTAACGACAATGATTATCTATTATTAATAGGTGATCCTGTTGCTATTGGGGTATGTATGCATTATGCTTTACTTAATAACCGAAGTAAAGTTAAATTATTAAAGTGGGATAACCGTGACTATAAATACAATATTATTGAGGTAAATATAAATGTTTGACGACATAAAAACAGAGGTTAGTGAGGTCTCTTTAAAAACGCTCACCGAAAAAGCTACTCAAATGTTAAACTTAGAAGAGCTTGTTGAAGAAAAACAGGCTAGTTTAAAAGCTACACAAAAAGAATTAAAAGCATTAGCCGAAGAAGAAATACCTGCTTTATTAAGTGAGGTAGGACTAAGCGAAATTACTTTATCTAACGGTGCTAAAATCAGTACCAATGCATATTACTTTGCTAGGATAACAGAACATAACCGTGATGAAGCTTTCACATGGTTACAGAATAATGGACACGGAGATATTATAAAAAATACTGTGTCCGTAAGTTTTGGTAGAGACGAAGACGTCAATGCCGAAAAGCTCTTAACAGACCTTCAAGATGATGGGTTTACTACCAGCGGTAAAAAGTGGGTAGAGCCTATGACTCTTAAAGCGTTTGTGAGGGAACAAGTTGAGAGTGGTAACGACCTGCCACTTGAAACTTTTAATGTTTATATAGGTCAAAAAACAAGGATAATTAAAAAATGACAAATAAAAAAGAACCAAGTGACAATAAAACAACTGACATAGCTGTATCAACAGCCTTTATGGAGGATGCTGGTAGTGGGCTAGAGAATATAGGTGCTGACGATGTTACTATACCACGTTTAAAAATACTACAGGCTATGAGTCCTGAAGTTAATAAGCATGACGGTAAGTATGTTGACGGTGCTAGTACTGGTGATATCATCAATACTGTTAGTAGTGTACTCTATAACGACGATAATCCATTGGTAGTATTACCTGTGGCTTATAAGCGTTTATTCTTAGAGTGGACTCCTAGAGAGTCTGGTGGTGGGTTAGTAGCTCAACACGACGACGCTAATATTTTAAGTACAACTACTCGAAATAAAATGGGTCAAGACGTTTTAGAAAATGGTAACTACATTCAAACTTCAGCTACACACTTTGTACTGGTTATGAATAAAGACGGTGGTTTTGACACAGCTATGATATCCATGGCGGGAACACAATTAAAAAGGTCTCGTACGTGGAACTCTATGATGGCTAGTGTTAAGATGAAGCAAGGTGATAAAGTATTTACTCCACCTAGTTTTAGTCAAAAGTATCAACTAGGTTGTGTACAAGAGTCTAACGACCGTGGTACATGGTTTGGTTGGGGCATATCTGCATTAGGTCAAGTATCTCAAAATGAGATGCAGTACTATCAAGCAGCTAAAGACTTTGCCGAGCAAGTAGGTGGCATCAATCTATCCACTGACAAAGTTGGTGGTACGGAAGACGCACCGTTCTAATTAATAGGGGGAGTAAAATCCCCCTTCCATTTTGGGGAGTATGTGTTGGAATTACACAAAACTTTATACGACATTTTTGAGGGTTCACGTAGAGCACACGGTATATTTAATGTCAATCAAAATGGTAATACACAGAAACAACAGGGCGTAGCTAAAACTATAAAGACAGCTGGTCCAACTTCAGAACATTGGCTCTCACACTTAGAGGGTAAAAATGGATTAGGTATCATACCTATCAATGAAGAAAATCAGGTACGTTGGGGTGCTATTGATATAGATACATACCCACTTGATATACCTGAATTAGTCAAAAAGATTGAATCATTTAAACTACCTTTAGTGGTCTGTAGATCAAAAAGTGGTGGTGCACATGTATATTGTTTTATAGAAGAGTTTATCCCTGCTGGCGATATGCAAGATAAACTTAGAGAATTAGCAGCAGGATTAGGTTACGGTGGAGTAGAGATATTCCCTAAACAAAGAGAAGTTTTAGTAGATAGAGGTGACATAGGTAGCTGGTTAAACATGCCATACTTTGAAGGGGAAACTTCAGTAAGGTATGGGCATAACCCTAATGGAGTTGCTTTATCACCCGAGCAGTTTATAGCTTATGTTCGCAGTAAGACTATAACTCATGACACCTTACTAACTTTATCAGTACCAGAAGTAGACGACATACAAGGTGGACCACCTTGTTTAAAGACTCTGTTAAAACAAGGCTTCCCAGAAGGTACACGTAACAATGGATTATTTAATGTGGGAGTGTACCTTAAACAAGCTACACCAGATAAGTGGGAAAATCAAATAGAGGAGTATAACCGTAAGTATGTGAGTCCACCACTACCTGCTCAAGAAGTACTGACTTTAATAAGTACTCTTAAAAAGAAAGAGTACAACTATAAGTGTAGCGATGAACCTATAAGATCTTACTGTGATGCACAAAAGTGTAGGACATGTAAGTTTGGGGTTGGTCAAGGTAATACTACACCAACTTTTTCAAGTTTAGCTAAACTAGATGCTACACCACCTTTGTGGTTTTTATCTATAGACGATAAGCGTTTAGAACTAACTACTGAAGAGTTACAGAATCAAACTAAGTTTCAAAGAGTCTGTATGGAAACTCTTAACCTTATGCCACCTAAAACTAACGAACGTGCATGGCAAGCTCAAATACAATCACTGATGGATTCAGGTATGGAAATTATAGAAGTTACTTCAGATGTTTCAACTGAAGGTCAGTTCTTAGAACTACTTGAATCTTTTACCACTGACCTAGCACAAGCCAGTACAAGGGAAGAAGTATTACTAGGTAAACCATATAGTGAAGGTGGGTACACATATTTTAGAATAAAAGATTTCAGAGAATTCTTAGTTAAGCATAGGTTTACTGAGTTAGAGACTAATAGAATAGCATCTAAACTTAGGGACATGAAAGCTCACACTAAGTTCTGGAATTTAAAAGGTAGGGGTACTAACGTCTGGTACATCAAAGAGTTTGAGTATAAAGAAGACACTTTAGATGGACACAATTTTGAGGAGGATATGATATGACACCATGGAATATCGTCCTTGGACCTCCAGGTACAGGTAAAACCACCTACCTTTTAAATACTGTAGAAAAATTATTTGACTCTGGCATTGGACCACACGAGTTAGCATATGTTGCGTTTACTAAAAAAGCTGCAACTGAAGCTCTTACTAGGGCTATCGTTAAGTTTGACTATGCTGAAGATTCTTACACGTATTTTAGAACTATACATTCTTTATGTTATTTTTGGCAGGGTTTGACTAAGTCAGACATAATGGATCGTAAAGATTTACGTGCTTTTAGTAAGGGAGTAGGTGAAAGAATCAGTAGTGCTTGGGATGGTGAGAACTTAATGGCTTTAAACTCTAAAGGTGACAATATGTTATTCTTAGAAAATATGGCACGTAATACATGTATGGACTATAGACGTGCTTGGCAGTTAGCTAACAGTGATGTGAGCTGGATACATTTTGATTGGTTTGTTAAGAGTTACACCAATTATAAACAGACTAACTTCTTAATGGACTACACAGATATGTTGTCTGGGTTTTTAGGTATGAATAATTCACCTAACCTAAAGGCTTTAATAGTAGACGAAGCTCAAGACTTATCAGCTCTACAATGGAAGTGTGTTCATAAACTAGCTAAAGATGTAGATAATGTTTACATAGCTGGTGATGATGATCAAGCTATTTATAAATGGGCAGGCGCAGATACAGAGCACTTTATAAACTTAGACGGTAATGAAATATACCTTGACCAGTCCTACAGAGTACCTAGGAGAGTCCATGACGTAGCTTTAAACATAGTTAGTCGTATAAAGCGTAGGCGTGAAAAAACATGGATACCTAAAGAGGAAGAAGGCACAGTAACTTATCATAAAAGTTTTGAGCACATAGACATAGCTGAAGGTGAGTGGTTAATTCTTGCAAGAAATAATTATTTACTTACTAAAGTAGAAGAGCATGTTAAAAATGCAGGATATTTCTACACTAAGAGTGGCAAACCTAGTGTCACAGACAACCTGATACAAGCTATAAGAGACTGGGAAAAGTTACGAAAGGGTACAAGTATAGAAGCGTACAGAATTAAAAAAATATATGGCTACATGAAAGCAGGTAAGGGTGTTAAAGTAGGATTTAAAACTATGAAACAAGCAGACCCAGAAGCTTTTTTTAATATCAACCAACTCAAAAAAGACTATGGTCTTATGGTGGATGGCATATGGCATGAGTGTTTTGATTTACTAGGGGATACAAATAAACAATACATTATTAGTGGTTTAAGAAAGGGTGAAAAAGTAAATTCATCACGAATTAAAATGAATACTATACATGCTACTAAAGGAGGAGAGTGTGATAATGTTATACTTTTAACTGACGTAGCTACTAAAACATATGACGAGCTTATAAGGAGCCCTGATAACGAGTGCCGAGCGTTTTATGTAGGAGTTACGAGGGCTAAGGAGAATCTTCACATAGTACAAGGGAGGACTAGAAAAGAATTTAGAATAATGATTTAACTTTACTTTTTATGCGGAAGTAAAGTAAAATTTTACTAACAATTTTTATTTAATACTTTACTTATGAATATATTTTACGTACACAAAGACCCTGTTTATGCAGCAATGTGTTTACCCGATAAGCTAGTAGTCAAGATGCCTCTAGAGTCAGCTCAAATGCTTAGTACTGCACACCGTGTGCTTAGTGGTGACGATTACTGTAATGAGCGTGGGCTATATAAAACTGCTCATATTAATCACCCATGTAGTATATGGGCTAGGGAAACTAGTGAAAACTATCACTGGTTATACTGTCATTTTCTTGCTTTATCTAAGGAGTATGAAAACAGGTATGGTAGAAAACACCTTAGTTACGTAAAGTTAAAAGACTGTTTATTAGAAATGCCCCTTACTATTAAAGACGGTAACTTAACTCCTATGGCTCAAGCTATGCCCGACGAGTATAAAAACAGTGACCCTGTTAAAGCTTACCGTGATTACGTAGTAAACGAAAAGCATTATGCCCAGTGGAATAAAATACCTAATAGGCAACCAGACTGGTGGCAACGTGCGTCCTAGTAGTGCTAAAGCTAAAGGTCGTAAACTACAACAATGGTTTACTAATAAGTTAGTAGAGCTATTAGGTCTTGACCCAGAAGATTTAGAAAGCAGACCTATGGGTAGTCAAGGGGAAGACATAATAATGGGTAAACAGTCTAGAACTATATTCCCATACTCTATAGAGTGTAAGAATCAAGAAGCTGTGAACGTGTGGAAAGCTTACGAACAAGCTGAAAGTAATTGTGGTAAATACGAACCATTAGTAGTGATTAAACGTAACCGAAGTAAACCTTTAGTATTAGTAGAGGCTCAATACTTCATTAATTTACATAAGGATAAAGATAACAAATGATATTTAAGACTTTAATAGGCAATAACTCTTTAAGGCGTGTAGAAGATTTCAATAACTTTATGATTGAGCGTCATAATATTTTTATAAAGAAGGAGTTAAATAATGATCCCTATCCATGGAGTGATGATGCTATACTTACTGAGTACAGCTTTTGTAATGTGTATCGTGAATTAGATAGAGTAACTATTTGGATACGAGAAAACTGGAGAGAGCCACACGCCGACCATCCTAACTTACCTTTTGCTATGGCTATGGCTAGGCAAATCAATTGGCCACCCACTTTAGAAGCTATCGGTTTTCCTTCTACCTTTGACGCAGAGCGTATTAAAAGTATTATGAAAGAGCGTAAAGACAAAGGTGAGAAAGTTTACACTGGCGCATATATGTTAACAGGTACGCTAGGTGGAACTAAGATAGAACAAACAGTTGACAAAATACTCACACCACTATATGCTAACTCTCACGGTGATTTTGATTTTAGCAGTATAGAAAACTGTTGGAAAAGTTTTTTACCTTATCCTGGGTTTAGTGATTTTATGTCTTACGAGGTAGTAACTGATTTACGCCATACTAAATGGTTGCGTAACGCACCAGATATTATGACTTGGGCTAATCCTGGACCTGGTGCTATGAGAGGACTTAATAGAATATTCGGTAGACCGTTAGACAGTAAACAAAAGAAGCCATTATTCATAGAAGAAATGAGAGACTTACTGGCTTTATTAAATAACACACCATTACCACTAGAAATGAGAGACATAGAACATTGTTTATGCGAGTTTGATAAATATGAGAGGACGCGTTTAGGTCAAGGTAGACCACGATCCAGATATAAACCACGTGAATATGAGGAGGACATACTATAATGATAATTTATATTCCAACTAGAGGCAGAGCACACGATCAAGTTACCCTGTCATTTTTTCCAGAGGAGATGCGTAAAGAAGTAGTCCTCGTTATTGATGATGATGAGGAGCATTTATATAAAGACAAATATGATTGTAAGTACATGGTTATACCTTCATCTATAAAAGGTATATCAGGTAAACGTAAGTTTATACATGACAATACTACCGACCCCAAAATAGTTATGCTAGATGATGACCTGCGTTTTTACATACGTAAGTCTCCTACAGACTGGCATTTAAGATACATGGAACCTGAAGAATATCCAGCATTATTTGGGTTATTAGATAAGTGGCTTGATGATTACGCACATGTTGGTGTTAGTGGTAGAGAGGGTAATAACCGAGTAGAACATTTATCAGTAGAGAATACAAGATACATGAGAGTGCTAGGATATAACTTAGATATGTTTGAGGGTATTGAGTTAGCTAGAACCGAAGTTATGGAAGACTTTGACATAAACTTACAATTACTGCGTCAAGGTAAAGGCAGTAAAATTAGTTATTACTATGCTCAAGGTCAAAAATCTTCTAATGCTGCAGGTGGTTGTAGCGAGTGGCGTACTGAAGAAGTACAATCAAAAGGTGCAGAGTTACTGCACGAGTTACACCCTGACTTTGTTAAGATAGTAGAAAAAGAAACTAAAACAGCATGGGGTGGAGGAATACGTAAGGATGTAAATGTTCAATGGAAAAGAGCATACAATAGTGGTGTGAGTAAACAATCAGGGGAGTTATTTTAATGGATGTAATTAAGTGTAGAAATGTTAATGATGGTTTTATAAAAGGCATGGACATGCTTTCTTTTGATCAAGAAGATATAAAAGAAAGTCGAGCAGGTAATGTAATAGAACATGAGTGTGCTGTAAGTACAGTATATGAGAGACCTTGGGAAAGAGTCTTATTTGAAGAGGTAAGAGATGCTAATCCATTCTTTCATTTTATGGAGGGTTTGTGGATGTTAGCTGGTCGTAATGATTTAACTTTTGTTAAACAGTATAACAATCGTATGGGGGACTATAGTGATGATGGTGAAACACTACATGGTGCTTATGGTTGGAGATGGATAGATTATTTTCGTGATGGTTCTAGTGTAGCTTTAGGAACTATAAACCAGTTAGATATTATTATTGAAAGATTAAAGGATGATCCTACCGATAGAAGATGCGTATTACAGATGTGGGATCCTGTAAATGACTTAGACCGTAAAGGCGTAGATGTACCTTGTAACACTACTATTTACTTCAAGATACGTAATAACAGATTATTAATGACAGTTTGCTGTAGGTCTAATGACGCTATATGGGGCACATTTGGGGCTAACATAGTACATATGTCTATGCTACAAGAATATGTTGCTAGTGCTATAGATGTAGAAATAGGTGAGTACACTCAAGTTAGTGATAGTTTCCACGCGTACACTAAAGTATTTGATGAAATGCACTCTAGGCTAGAGGAGTCTGATGCTTTTGACTATTACTCAATGAAGCATTTTGAGAATCCATATTCAAATAAATCTATTAATTACTACCCTATGTTTAATAGCGATAACATAGAAGATTGGAATAAAGAGTTAGTAAAATTTTTAGATCGTAAACCTTTTGAAGACATAGAGTTTGATGATGTATTTTTTAGTAGTGTAGCTGTACCTTTACAAGATGCATGGTTTTTACACAAGCAAGGTGAAACTGACGATGCTATGTCTGAGGTTCAAAATTGCATAGCAACAGATTGGGCAACTGCTGGTTTTGACTGGTTATTAAGGAGAGTTAAATGAGTGATAAAATATATCAATGGTCGTACAGTAGATTAGGTACTTTTGAAAAGTGTCCTAAGAAAGCTCATTTTGCTTACATCAAACGTATTAAAGAGCCTGGAAATAAAGCTATGGATAGAGGTAAAGATATCCATACTATGTGTGAAGATTACATAAGAGGTAGATATGATGAAATACCTAAACCTCTAGCAGACTTTGAAGAAGCTTTTGATGTATTAAAAGAACTTCACCTTAAAAGTTATGTTACCTGTGAAGGAGACTGGGCTTTTGATAAAGACTGGAAACCTGCGCCATGGTTTGGTGATACTACATGGGGCAGAGCTAAAGTAGATGCATTTGTACACATAGATGGAACAGATACTGCTAGGGTTATAGATTTTAAAACAGGTAGGTATGATGGTAATCAAGAAACACATAGAGAACAATGTGAGTTATATGGTGCGGTTGTACTAGAACGTATGCCTGAAATTAAAACCATAACTACTGAGCTGTGGTATTTAGACCATGGTAAAATAGACAGGTATGAGTATAGTGCTGACAATATAGTTCATAAACAAAAGAAGTTAAATGACCGAGCCGTAGCTATGACTACTGCTACTGAGTTCCCAGCTAAACCTAGTACTTTTGGTTGTAAGTGGTGCTACTTCGGTAAGGAAAAAATGTGTAGTGAAAGATATGAATGATTTATTCAATATGATACGTGGTGGTGCTATTAAGCGTTACCACACACTAGAGATTATAGGAGAGCAATCAGTAGCTTCTCATTCTTGGGGCGTAGCTATGATACTACAACACTTAGAACCTAACGTAAGTAAAGAAGCTATATTAAGAGCCTTAACTCACGACGTAGCAGAATTGTTTACTGGTGATATTCCTGCTCCTGTTAAGTGGGCTAACCCTGATTTAGTAAAAGTGTTAAAAAGGATAGAAGATAAATATGAAAGTGATATTGGTGTTGCTTATAAGTTAAGCCCCGAAGAAACTAAATTAGGTAAACAAGCCGATATGTTTGAATTACTTGTATTCTGTGTACGTCAAAGGCGTTTAGGTAACACTAATATGAATGAAGTATTCAGCAATGGGGTGGAATATTTAGCTTCAAACGATTTAAATGATAGAGGTAAACGATTATTAGGTTATCTCACTAAGATATACGGAGGTATATAAATGGAAGGAAGTGATTTTGATAAGATACATAGTTTAGGTGTTGGTGATGCGGTAGCGTTACGTAAAGCACAGGAAAGCTATGGCGATAGTTGGCGTATACGAGGTGGCGTAGGTGCTTTTATGATGTTAGCACGTAAATGGGATAGGATAGAAAATCAAGTAAAAGATAACGATTACGACGTATTTAAAACTATTGAGTTAGATCCTACTTCTCACGGTATATTAGATGATATACGTGATTTACGTAGATATTTACTACTAGTAGAAGCTCACTGTGCTCCAGTAGATGAGGATGATGATGACACCTATATCTAAAGGTATTACTTTTGGTGCTTTTGATTTATTTCATGCTGGTCATGTGAGTATGTTATCAGAAGCTAAACAGAACTGTGATTATTTAATAGTTGCTATCCAGAGCGACCCTAGTCTTGAAAGAGAGGGAAAAAATAAACCAGTTCAAAGTTTATTAGAAAGACAAATACAAGTTAATGCTTGTAGGTATGTTGATGAAACTATAGTTTATGAAACTGAAGAAGACTTGCGTAATATACTCAGGACTATACCTTGGGATATAAGAATTATAGGTGAGGAATACATGAATAAACATTTCACAGGTAAGAAAGAGTTTGATCATAAAGAAGTTTACTATAACTACAGACAACACAGTTTTTCTAGTAGTGAATTAAGGAAAAGGGTATGGCAAGACAAGTGAGTTTATTCACACCAACTGCAGATTGGACTCCGCCTAATAGTCTACCTGATTTAAGTAAGTACGATGAAGTAGCAATAGATTTAGAAACATATGATCCACTTCTAATGTCTCATGGTCCATCTTGGGCTTTTACTGATACTGGTTATATCACAGGTATAGCTATAGCCACTAAAGATTTTAATATGTATTTCCCTATACAACATGAGGGTGGTGGTAATCTTGATAAAAACTTAGTTATTAAATGGATGACTAAACAAATGACATATGAGAATGATAAAGTGTTTCATAATTCTCTTTATGATATGGGTTGGCTTAAACGTTATGGTATAAAAGTACACGGTAAAATACAAGACACCATGTTTGCTGCACCCTTGATAGATGAAAATCAATACAGCTACTCACTCAATAATCTAGGTGAAAAATATTGTGGAGAAACTAAAGATGAAACTTTACTTATAGAAGCAGCACAAGCTTATGGGCTAAACCCTAAGAGTGAAATGTATAGACTACCAGCTAAGTATGTTGGTCCATATGGAGAAAAAGATGCAGGACTAACACTACAGTTATGGCAGGTGTTTAAAGAATTAATAAAACTGGAGAACGTGGGTAAGATATACGACCTTGAAACTTCACTTATACCAATACTCTTAGACATGAGATACAAAGGCGTACCAGTAGATCTAGACGTGGCAGAAAAAGTTAGTAAGAAACTAAAGAAAGAAGAAGACACGATACTTACTTCTATACATAAAGAGTTTGGAGTTAGACCAGATTTATGGGCAGCACAATCAGTAGCAACAGTATTCGATAGAGCAGGATTAAGTTACCCACGTACACCTAAAACTAATGCTCCTTCTTTTTCTGGTGATTGGTTAGAAGCCCACGATCATAAGTTAGCTAACAACATAGTAAGAGCACGTAAGCTAAATAAAGCTAGAACTACTTTCATAGATAAAATGATATTAGAGCATAATGTTAAAGGTAGGATACACGGAGAGCTTCATCCTTTACGTAGTGATCGTGGAGGTACAGTTACAGGTAGATTCAGTAGTAGTAACCCTAACCTTCAACAAGTACCAGCACGTAATGAAGACATAGGTCCACTCATACGTAGCATTTTTGTACCTGAAAAAGATCATTACTGGGGCTGTTTTGATTACTCTCAACAAGAACCTAGATTAACAGTACACTATGCTTCGGCTACAGAACAAGAAGGTGCTGAAGAAGCAGTAGATGCTTATCGTAATAGAAATGCAGATTTTCATCAGGTAGTAGCAGACATGGCTAATATAAGTCGTAAAGAAGCTAAGATAATTAACTTAGGTTTAAGTTATGGCATGGGCAAAGAAAAGCTAGTTAAACAACTTGACTTATCAATGCAAGAAGCAGAAATACTATTTGACACATATCATAAAAGAGTACCTTTTATCAAAGGGTTACGTGATCAGTGTGCTAGGCTTGGTGCTAACCGTGGATACATAACCACAATAGCTGGGCGTAAGTGTAGATTTAATTTATATGAGCCTATGAATGATCGAAAGACACCCTACCCATATGAAAAAGCTGTTACTGAATATGGTAGTCAAGTTAAAAGAGCATACACCTATAAAGCTATGAATAGACTTATTCAAGGCTCAGCAGCAGATATGACTAAACAAGCTATGGTTGAACTATATAAAGAGGGCATACTCGCCCATACTCAAGTACATGATGAATTAGATATTTCGGTTACTGACCCTGACCAGTGTGAACTTATTATGCAGGTTATGTCAGATTGCACACCTTTATGTGTTCCCAATAAAGTTGATGCTGAGGTAGGTAAAAGTTGGGGAGAAGCTACAATACATTATAAGGAGTTTTTTAATGAGTAGACGTACAGATAAGAATAAGATGTATTTTGACATATTTATGCATACTATGAACAGTGAGATGACACTTGAAGAAATAGGCATCAAATATGGTATAAGTAAACAACGTGTTTGGCAGATTGTAAGGTTTAACTATCTAGGTAAGGGTGACTACTACAAAGGATACAAGATGTATATGGATAGAAAAGCATTGATTGATAACGCACCAGATCTCACAACACCAGAAAGAACAACGATGTTAAGAAACTGGTTAAACAATCACAACGTTAGGCTTATTAAAGGTAAGTATGAGTCTTCAACTGTTGGTTAATGATCTTTTTGAATATCCTTTTAATCATTAGTGACTTAAACTATATTAAAGGTAGTTAGCTAATACAGGCTAACAAAACAACCTTTAAGGAGGTATATTATGGCAGCAGCCGTTGAAACTATGGCTTATGCAGGGGAAGTTCCCTGGCATGGGCTAGGCGTTAAAGTTGATAATAACTTAACACCTGAAGAAATGTTACTTGAAGCTGGACTTGATTGGACAGTAAGTAAGCGTGAGATATTCACATACGATGACGCTGACCCTGATAAGTCTAAAGACTTAATCATGGCACCTAATCACTCACTATTAGTACGCGATAGTGATAATACAGTCTTTGGACCTTGTGGACCAAAGTTTATACCAACCCAAAACCGTGACGCATTTACATTTTTCAAAAAGTTTACCGACGCTGGTAAAATGACTATGGAAACTGCAGGGTCACTAAAAAACGGTCGTCAAATATGGGGTTTAGCTAAAGTTGATGAAAGCTTTACGCTACCAGGAGACGATAGAGTTTTAGGTAATTTACTTGTGTCAGTCAGTCACGAGTGGGGTAAGTCTAATGAAATTAGGTTTACACCTATTAGGGTAGTTTGTAATAATACTCTTAGTATGGCTTTAGCTGATAAGACTCAGCCACATTTTAAAATGGCACATACTAAAGCGTTTGATACAGACCTTATAGTAACTGCAGAGCAGGCACTAGGTTTAGCAAGTAACCGTATGAAAGAGTATAAAGAAGCTGCAGAGTTTTTATGTAGTAGAAAATACACTAAAGACACGGTTGTTTCTTATATTGCTGACCTTATGCAACCTAAACTAGCTATGCAACAAAAACTACTAGAGCAAAGTAAAACTGAAAAAACATATTTAGCCCGTGCTACTATGCTTGATGAGTTTCAACGTGCACCTAGTAAGGTTTATGAGGCGTTAGAACTACAGCCAGGAGCTAATTTAAAAAGTAGTGCTGGTACGTGGTGGGGTGCTATGAATGCTGTTACCTTTGTGGTTGACCATAAATGGGGACATGACCGTGACGCAGCAATGCATAATGCTTGGTTTGGAGCTAGAGCTAGTCTTAAAACTAGAGCTATGACCACAGCTATTGATTACGCTAAGAGTGCATAATGCACCCAGCGTATGACATAAACTTTGTTTACTTTCTACCTGACTCTCCTAGTCGGGTAGTGAAGTTTAATATGACTGAGATGCATAAAGTCAAAGGTGGTGGTGTTCACATAGGTGATCCTATGAAGATGTCACCATCCCTAGGCGTTGTACAAGCTGAACGTTGGTATAAAGAATACACAGGTAAAGCTAAGAAGTTTGATACTGCTAAGTGTGGACAGTTTGCCTTATACAAAGTATTGATGAAGAAAGCTAAACCTATAACCGAGAATGATATGAAAAATTTATATAAAACAAAAAGTATTGATATTGCTAAACCTAATACATACTGTAAAGTAGTGAGTGCTAGAGATCCTTATGACACTAGTCAGTTACTCAGTAGAACTGATAAAACACCTATGAGTAAAAAGAATATAGAAAGATTAAAGCAGTATGTGTTTAAAGGTAAAACACCCACAATACAGAATGTTTTAGATAAGGGTGTACTTACTTTAAATGATATTAAATACGATATAAAGCTGGGCTATGTCAAGAAACATTAAAGAAAAGTTTATCTCTATAGCGGAAGTGGTTTACTACGATCCTAAATTAAAAATACAAGAACCTATGAGACTAAACGTACAGGTCAACTTAGCAGAAACATCTGTAATTCATAATTTTTACCTACCTGAATGGTTAGATACACACAAAGATCAAATCAGTAATTCTATACTAAAAGCTTCAAAAAACATTACTGGTGAAAGTAAGTTTCGATTCCTTAAAGTAAATAAAGTACCCTTTTATTCTTAACCCTATTAAGCTTACTGTGAGCCGTTTTAAGGCGTTGATTATATAGCTTAATACTAACGCCTTACCTAGTAAATCAAACCGTCTCGACCTATAAAGTATTTTTAGAAGATGCTTTACTTATATACTAAACATTAATATGATATAAGGTATATATTAATAGGAGTTAAGTATGGCAAAAGACACGTGGGTAATGAGTTACGGCACTAGATCACTTGATAACAGGGAAGAAATTATCTGTTACGAAGAAAGTGAAATAGAGTCGTGTTGTAACCTCATAGATCAAAGATATAACCCAGAAACTATCTATGTATTTAATCGAACAGAAAATAAACAACAGGATGGTTACTTCTGGAAAGGTGGAGGCATACTTGTTAATGGAAAATAATACTCAAATACCGATACCAGACAGAGCAGAAACTTCTAACCAAAAATACCATTTTTACAGACTCAACACAGGCGATCACATGGACATTGAATACACTGATCCTAAAGTGGCTGCAAAAATACGTGTTGCGGCAAGTAACTACGGTATAAGAAATGATAAAACCATGGTGACTAGAACCTACACAGATCAAGTACCTAAGTTACTTCGTATATGGAGAAAAACTTGATATAATGGAAGTGCTTTGTTTTTATTCAAAATGTAATAAACCTATAACCTCAGAACAACAATCTAAAGGTATGAAATACTGTAGTGAAGAGTGTCGAAAACAAAAAGGTTATGATATGAATAAAAATATTTATGGTGATTTACAGAAAAACGGTGGTGGGGCTAGAACTATTATGTCTGATTCATCTATTAAGTATGACGAGATACTTGGTGGTTCAGCTATGGCTTTTGGTTCACTTGACGACTACCACATTGACGAAGATATACTGAGTGTGGCTATTTATAATCACGAACTTCAGCAAGAAGCTAAAATAGAACATGAGCTTTTAGTAATATATGACGGTTTTGAACAACTACAACTTTCCCATAAAGAACATTGTGGTGTGGGGTTAGCTACGGCAAGTTATCGTAGGCTAAAAGAAAAGAATGATAAAAAATACAAAGAGCGTTTAGAATACCATAAACACGCACAATGGAAACAAAATGACAAAAGAAAAAACAAAAAAACTAACTCCTAAACAAGAGAAGTATGCGCAAAACGTAGCCAAAGGCATGAAAAAGAAAGATGCTGCAGTTGACGCAGGGTACAGTGAGAAAAATGCCACGCGTGCTGGGTATTTATTAGACTCAGAAGCTAACCCACTAGTTAAACAAAGAATAGGTGCATTACAAGAAAAAGCTGCAAATAAAGTTGAGCTTAACTTAGCTACCCATCTTACTGATCTGCGAGATATAAGAGAAGGTGCTGTACGTAATGGTGCATGGTCTGCTGCGGTAACTGCGGAAGTTGCTAGAGGTAAAGCAGCAGGACTTTATGTTAATCGTAGTGAGTTAACTGTCAATAGAGTTGACACTATGTCAAAAGAAGAAGTTTTAGAGCGTATGAAACAAATGTATTACGATACTGGCGGGATACTCCCAGCAGGTAAAATCATAGAAGGAGAAATAGAAAGTGAGTAAAGGTAGTAAAAGACGTCCAGAAGATACGAGCAAAATAAAAAATAACTGGGATAAAATATTCAAAAAGACACCGAAGATCAGTGACTTAGCAGATAAATTATTAGAGCGTTCCCTGCAAAAAACCGCTGACAAACTATTTAAAAAGGACAAATAATGGATAGATCAAAACCTTATAGAATTAAAAATACTATGTTAGCTATACAATCAGATTGGATGATTGATAAGACTACCTTGGCATTAATACAAGACTCAGAACCTGAAATTATAAAATTTCATTCAGGAGACGGTACTCAAGAATTAAAAATACCTTTACAAGAATATATAAAAGAAGAATTACCTGACGTTTACTCCGTGCCTTTATTTACGGAAGATTTTTGTGATATGATGCTTGACGAAATTAAAAACATCGAGCATTATTTAGGTTTTACCGAAAACGATGACGAAGATGAACTACGACAGATCCCTGAAGTAACTCTACAAGATAACATTCCACAACTTTCTGAAAATCTACACAGCGTGGTACTCAACCACATGAACCCTTTATTTACCGCAGTGTGGCAACGCTACAGTTTAAAAATAAATTCAATACAGTTAGCTAACTATAATCTAGCTAAAAGAGAACAAGGTGAGTGGCATCATGACGCTAGTGCTGATATAAGCGTAGTAGTGCCTTTAAATACTGGGGACTATGAAGGTGGAGGTACTGAGTTTCATGGTAGGGGAGTTGTACCCCCTTTACCCAGAGGTCATGCGTTATTCTTCCCTAGTTTTACACACATGCACCGTGGTCTAAAAGTGGGTAAAGGTGATAGATACTTATTGGTATTTTGGTTACTAGGAGCGTATGATTAGGCTTTACTATGGTAAGGATGTAAGGTTTAATTAGTTTAGTTAGTTAGTAACTAGTGCTAGTCTGTAACTGAATGCAGCGTAATTTCTAGCACAAAGTGTGGGCATCACTATAACTGCCCACCTTACTAGGAGCAATATGAAAGACAAAACTAAACTAAAATTAGTCAGTGATAACCCAAACTTGAAGACATACTATGTACCACTCACCACTATACACGTAGAGATGTACCCTGTCAAAGCCAATTCATTAGATGACGCAGTTGATAGAGCCAATAAAGGTTTAAGCGACGGCATAGTAAGAAAAGTAACCCTAGAAGAAAGCTTTACTAACGACGCATACAACTACCCCGACCCACCAACTACTGAGCTGTTTGCTAGACAAATAGACCACTTTGAACTCAATATAAAAGATTTTGACTATCCTATACCTAATAAAGGATCATAGTTATAGTTTACTTTTAATTAATTATATATAGGAGATATATATGGATGAAGAAACTAAAAAGGAGCTAGGAAAATCTTTAGCCCTTATAAATAAAGTAATGACCGCGAGTATGAATGACTCTAACGACATAGAAGGCAGTTTAGCTAACTATGGTGCTTTTATACAAATCAAGTTATGTGTAGAATCACATATTGAGCTTGCTGATGCTATTAATAATAGAGCGGAGGCTACTAATGGATAGTGCATGTAAACATGACTGGCGTAACGGTATAAAAATTAATTCACAGGGAGTACTAGAAAGTGTTATGGAGTGTGAGGAGTGTGGTGCTAGACATTACCTAGACTCACGTCAAAGACCTAAACACTTACAGCACTTACCCAGCGAGAGATACGAAAACTTAGTAAAACTGTTTTCATGATGTTTGGCTTTACTCACCGATCAACAGCTGTTCAGTAAGTATACGGCGAAATCGATCTAAGATGTGTGTGACACCAGAGAGTAAAGTCTTTTTAAAAAACAATTAGTCGTTTTTTAAATTTCATAATAATAACTGGTTAATCTTAGAAAACTTGCAAAGTCAGCCATCGGGTGCTAGGAAGTTATCCCGAGAAGTGACTCTAAACTACTAGACTTCCAAGTGGCTAGTGCTTAGTATTTATACTGAGCCAATGCCACACTTTTTCTCTTCACGAGGGTTAATTATATTTATCCGCTCGTTTGGTGGCGGATTAAGTTGTTGAAGTTCCTCGTGAGGGGCTCCATATTGACTTCATCATCACACCAAACACTTCATTTAAAACCTTTTGACTATGGTTTACTTTACTTTTGATGTACCCTATTATTACTCAGTAACTTTAATAACTAACCTTTTAAGGAGGGCAATAATATGACTAAAGCTACAGCAAAAAAACTTAACTCGGTGAAAAGCCAAGTAAGGATAGCCAAGACTACACCTAAAGTGAAGTTTGGTAAATTTCACCCTGATGCTAAATTAAAAGCAACAGGTAAAAAAGTGACCAGTGAGGACAATAACGCTAGAGTTAAGTCCGTAAATGGTAAAACAGTAAAAGAGGCATTAGCTGGTGGTTTGTATACTGCTACTGACCTTAATTACGATATCAATAAGATTAAAACCTTAGAGATTGTCAGTTGAAACACTTACGATGCGATAAATGTAGGGAGCCGATAGTCCCTACATTATTCGGTAAAAATAAAACAAAGGTGTGGACTAAATATACTTTACACCCTATGAAAACTATGACCATGTGTGTCTGTAAAGCTTGTTATAAAGAGGTTTACCCAAATAAAGATACTTTTGACGATGCTTTACCACTTAGCCCATCCAAGTAATACTATATGTATAGTTAATTAATAAAGGAGAAAACTATGAGTGAACCAAAAAAGTGTGTTATCTGTAAAGGTGACATAGAACAGAAAAAAACCCCAGAAGGTAAAGTGTACTGGGACTCAGGTGAAAACGCTGAGCCTTACGCAGAAGGTAGATGTTGTATTTTGTGTAACTTTATACATGTTATACCAGCAAGAATGGATATGATAGAACCATGAAGCCAGTATATAAAGAAATAGAAAAAGGCGTTTACGAAGACCAGAGAGGTAATCATTATTACGATGAAAAAGTACTCAGATACCGAGTATTTGAAAAACCTCTAGATGGACTTTGGGACTGGCGTTTAGTGAGTAGCCATTTTACTTATAAAGATGCTGAAACTAATGGCGGTGCTTGGTGCGGTCATAGTTGGAACGACGAAAACTATCAATACAAGATAGTTGATAATGGTACTGAATCTTATATCAAAAGATTAATGTACTAAGGGAGCAAGACTATGAGTAATAAAAATGAAGTTGATTTAATATTAATAGACCCTTTTGATGAAAGTGTTAGTAGAGTAGTTTTTAACGAGGAAGATTTAATTTCCCAAGTTAAAACAACTATGCAATGCAATCTAATAGATATAGTTTATTTAGGTGCAGATGTTATTATGATTGTTGATGATGAAGGACGTTTTAATAACCAAAACAGATGGTTTAAATTAGGTGACCAAGCTTATGCAGGTCGATGTGTTTTAGCCAACGATAACGAGGGTACTACTAGTTCTTGTAATAGATCAGTCGATGAGATTGTAGACCTTACTACCTTTTTAGAAGAAGGTTATCATGAAGAA